GTCAGATACTTCTGTCCCTACAGGATTTTTAGAATGTAACGGCGCAGCTGTCTCAAGATCAACTTATTCAGCTTTATTCGCTATTGTTGCTACAACTTATGGAGCTGGAAATGGCTCAACAACGTTTAATCTTCCAGATTTAAAAGATAATGTAGCCTTAGGAAGATCCAACAGTGCAGCACTTGCATCAACGGGCGGAGCAAATACAGTTACCTCAACAGGAAATGTAGGAGGCTCAACAGCGAATGCAACTTTAACTGAAGCGCAGTTAGCTTCACATACTCACTCTTCTGCAAATAACGTAGCACAACACTTAGGGCCTTATGTTACACCTAGAACAAGACCTGGGGGAAATACTGGAGCTGCGGGATCTGGAACAGGTCACTCTCATAATATGAGTGCAACTTTTACGGGGGATGCAACTGCGGTTGTACAACCCTATTTAACAATTTTATATGTAATTAAAACTTAAGGAGATAAATTATGGCAACACATCCAACATGGGGAGTAGTATTTGACGACAAGAAGGTTTATAACCACTCAATTCAAACTGATGGTCATGCCACTTGTTATAAAATTCTAGGAGATGATGCTTTTTGGAACCAAGCTCGTTTTTCCAATCTGTGGTCAATTCAATTTGGAAATGCTGTGGTTGAGGATCAAGTAGAGTATAGAGATGAAACACCTCACTCAGCTTTTGATGCAGCTACACATGGAGATTTTAATGAATTTATTACGAGATGGGATGCAGCACATCTAGTTGAACTACAAAGTATTTGGGATAGAGATAATTATTATGATTTAAGCGACCCGACTAATCCCATTCAGGAAACTCCTGAACAAAAAATTAATAGAATAGGTGCAAGACCGACTTCTTTTACTTCACCATCCGTTTAATTTAATAATAACCAAGAAGTTAATATATATTTTTCCCCTGTTAAAGGTGGATTTCCTCTATGAATGTATGGAAAAGTTGCGGGCCAAATAACTATTCTTCCAGTTTTAGGTTTGACTCTTTTTGAAAAATGTAAAAATTCTGTTTCCCCACCTTCTTCTACTTCGTTTAAATAGATTGAAAAAACCAAAGCTCTTTTTAGTTGAGGCTCTGTAGGTCCCCATTCTGTGTGCCATAAATGATAACCTTCTGTTGGCAATGTTTTTTGAATTTTTAATGAAGTGTATTTAAATTCTTTAATATCATACACCTCTTTAATGCCTGTGTTATTTTCATAATGCTTTAAAGCGATATCAAAATTAGCCAGTAACGCTTTTAAATCTTGGTGCCATACTTCTAGATTTCCAGCGGCAGAAAAAAATTGTTGATCTTGTTTTTTTAATATAGAAGTTTTTTCAAATTCTTGTCTATTAATAGTCGCATCAAATTTAAATTGTTTTTCAAATAAATTAATGGCTTTTTTACATTCTATATCCGGAACATATCCATCATAAGTAGCAATAAAATTATTTATATTTACTGTTCTTTCCATTATTTTAATAATTTAGCTTTTTCTTTTTGACTGGCATCTAATGTTCTATGATTCTTTTTTAATTTTTCTAATGTTTCAGCATGTGGATTCCACTCTTCTTTATTAATAATACTTGAACCTCTTTCAGGTCTTGTTTGAAAGACAGCCTTATATTTTCCGTCATAGGGCTTTAATTTTTCTTTCCACCACTCGGGTTTTTTAACTGTATAATGAGCATTCTTGCCATTTAATAAAGTCTGGGTAGCTTTATAACAAGTAATAGTAAGAAAAACATTATCACTAAAACTAAATATATCCTCTAAAACATTATTTATTTGATCTTCTTGGACATGTTCCATCACATCAATACATAAAACTAAATCAAATTTTCCAGTAGGTTTTTCTGCAAAGGGAAAATAAGCAGGGTCGTAGGGGGTAAGTTGTACTGTGGGAGCTCCGGGAGTTTTAGGATTATTAAATAATAATTTATGAAAATGAGCTTTTCCGCACCCATAATCTAAAACAGTTTTTATATTTTTTCGGTGAATCATCTCCCATATTTGATGTTTATATTCCCCTAAGGATTCACCAATCCAATGAGTTTGATTTTGAATATGATATTTTTGAGCCTCTTCTAAGGATTCATAGGTCATAAATATTTATGTTCTGGTCTATGGTCATTCTTTAAATTCTTTAATTCAATATAATGCTTATAACATGTTTCAGTAAAAGCTGTCAAATACAGAATGTCTCGAGGGTGATTAACCCTATAGGCTTCGATTCCCTCATAGCCCATTTCTTCAGCTACCTTAAATCTAAAGTGTCCACAGTGTATCTCATCTTTTTTTGTCTGGGGGTTAAACATAATAATCCCTGGAAAAAGAAGACCATCTTCTTTCATAAATTCCCTTATGTTTTTAATATGTTGGACTTCATGGGGGTCTTCCCAGTTAATAGAATCATTATTTTGCAAATAATCAAAATTTATGCTAGTAAGCTTGTCAGGAAACCATATTATTCTGGCTTTCATTATATTCATAACTAATATATAACATAATTACTATGTTACAAAAGCTCAAATTTGTCCCAGGATTTAATAAACAAGCCACTGAATCAGGGGCTGAAAGTCAGTGGGTAGATGGAGATTTTGTCAGATTTAGATATGGACTCCCTGAAAAAATAGGGGGTTGGGCTCAATTGACAGCCGCAGAAAAAACATTACCAGGAGTGGGCAGAGCAGCTCATCCTTTTACAAGTTTAGCGGGTGAACGTTACGTTGCTATAGGAACTTCACAAGGTTTATTTTTATATTATGGGGAAGATCTTTATGATATTTCTCCTTTGGATACAGCGATCACAGGCTGTACTTTCACAACAAGTACTGCAGCCGGAACGACGATTCAAATAGATAAATCTTCACATGGATTAAAAGCAGGAAGATATATTACTTTATCTTCTGTGAGTGTAACTGGCGACTCTACTCTTACAGCCGGTATTTTAGAAAAAGCTTATGAAATTCAATCCGTAACAACCGACGCTTTTATTATTATAGCCTCTACTGCGGAAACAGGAACAGGTATGACAGCGGCAGGGTCTGCTGTTGTTAATCCTTATTATATAGTTGGACCTACTACTCAAACAGTGGGTTATGGTTGGGGTACCTATATATGGGGTGATTCAACTTGGGGCACTGAACGGACAACAAGTAGTGTGACTCTGGATCCAGGCACCTGGAGTCTAGATAATTATGGACAAGTTTTAGTTGCAACTATTTCGGATGGAAGAACTTTTACATGGAATGCAGGAGCAACTAGTCCAAGAACCATTAGAGCTTCTCAATCCACTACAGATTTTGTTACGACATCGAACCCTACAGTTTCATTTATGACAAAAGTTTCTGATAGAGATAGACACTTATTTCATCTTGGAACAGAGACAACCATCGGCGATACTAGCACTCAAGATAAAATGTTTATTAGATTTTCTAATCAAGAAGATTTAAATGATTATGTTCCCACTGCTATTAATACAGCCGGCACATTTAGATTAGATGCCGGTAATGAAATTAGAGCAGCGGTGTCTGGAAAAGATTATACTTTAATACTAACAGATACGGCAGCTTATGTAGCTCAATATGTAGGTCCACCTTATACATTTAGTATTCGACAAGTTGGTACTAATTGTGGATGTATGGGGCAGCATGCAGCGGTTGCAGCTAATGGAGCTGTCTATTGGATGGGAGACGCTGGGGGATTTTATAGATATGATGGTACGGTTAAATCCATTGATTGCTTAGTGGAAGATTTTGTATTCGATACGCAGGGCACCGATCTTGGAATTAATTATGATGCCAATAAAATTATTTATGCAGGGCACAATAGTTTATATACAGAAGTAAGTTGGTTTTATCCTAAGAATGGTTCAGAACAAATTGATCGATGTGTAACCTATAATTATGGAGAAAATGTATGGACCACGAGTTCTCTAGACAGAACCACTTGGACGGACGCTAATGTTTTTAATGTACCTTATGCAACCGATTATGTTTCTACAGGCACTCCTGTTTTTCCAGACATTTTAGGCATTACTAATCTTTATGGAGCCTCTTTTTACTATGCACAGGAAACAGGAACTGATCAAGTTAATAGTACAGGCACCACTTCAATTGATGCCTATATCCGTTCTGGAGATTATGATATTACTTCCAGAAAGAATATGATGGGTCAGACGACTGGCGTAGTGGACTTTAGAGGGGATGGAGAATATTTTATGTCTGTGAGCAGGGTCATTCCAGATTTTAAATATTTAACGGGAAATGCTAAACTAACTTTATTTATCAGTTCTTATCCAGATGCTACGGCCGCAAGTTCTCCTTTAGGACCCTTTACAGTTACGTCCAGCACTGATAAGTTAAATACCAGAGCCAGAGGAAGACTGGTTTCAATCAATATTGCTAACGACGCCACAGGCGAAACTTGGCGATATGGAACATTAAGATTAGACGCGCGAGCGGACGGAAGAAGATAATGCCATTTCAATCAGAAGCACAAAGAAGATATTTATGGGCCAACGAGCCAGAGATAGCTCGTGATTGGACCGATACTTATGGAAGTAGAATCGAATCTAATACAGGTGGGATTAGTAGATTAGGTTTTGCTAATGGTCCTAATTATAAAGTTGACCCAAATACTGTCAATCAGGCTTTATTAGATGAACAATCTTCTGATTACCAAGGAGAAGAAGAAGAAAATCCTTTAGAAAAATTTCTAAGATATATGCAAGGTAATGCAGGACAATTAAGCCACGCTGATATTATAGCCAATAAAAATTTTTTAGGAAATATGAAATTTAGCCCTAACAATCCATACGCCATGACAAGCGGATTATTTAAAGGAAAGAATGCACCAGGAAGTTCTGCATTTGGTTCTAAGAATCCAAAAGAAATGGCACAGAAATGGATGGAGAAATTTGGAGGTGTAGATCATACGAGTTCTGCTATGCAAGAGAAGAAAGACCAGATGAGACAAACAGCAGGATACGCCCCACATCATTCTTACAGTAGTGGTGGAATTAGTAGATTAGGTTATTTATATGGAGGGATGTCACATCCCGGTGGAAGACGAGGATTTCCTGGAGGAGCAGGACGAGAGGATTATAGCCCCATGGGCACAACGAGTTCTGGTGCTCTGAGTTCTGGTGCTAATTATGGCGCCCCTGGAACAGGAGACGGCCAACACGTAAAAACCAAAACTGTACACAGTCCTGAAGAGAAACCAGATTATGTAGGTAAGGGACTATCGGGTCTTAGCAAAATAGTGCCATTCATTACGGATCCTAAAAAAGCTAATATGTTCGGACTAAGTCTGGAGATAATTAATATGCTTAAAAATAAAGACAAAGTTTCACAAGAGGACATGATTTATGGAACGAACGAGAAGCAAACATCAACTGCATTTCAAAACTTTTTAGGAAGTCAAGGCTTAACTATTAATGATTTAAATCTGTATAATTATCCTGGCCTTCAACAGGAATTTCAAAACTCACAAACTGGAAATTTATTTACCTAATGGCCAAGATAACCTCATATATTCCAGAACCCCAGGCAGAGTATAAAGTAGATAATCAAAGACAGATTTTAGCTGCTATAGAAACTATTAAAAATGAATTGAACTTTGCTTTTCAAAATGATTTAAAGGAAGAACAAGATACATTTAACTATTTTATATCATGACTATTCAATACAAGAATCAAGGCTTTAGTTT